TTTAATAGGATATAATTCTCTCGCATCTACCTTTATTGATACTTTCTGACCGTTTGTATAAGAGTCTTTTAAATTTGGTGAATAACAACGATATACCACATCATAACTACTACTAGATACAAAATTACTAATATCAATCAATGAACCACTTGTACTCGTTTCAAGATATGTTATTACTAATTTAGGTTGATATATTGTATTGGTTTCTTTTGAGAACATTTTAATACTACCATAATCAACTGAATCATTTTCTTTATCAGTAGGAAATTTAAGTATGATACCATTGTTTGTTATACTACCACTATTCCATCTTTTAACAAATTCAGTAACATCTAAATTAATATCCTCTATTGTGTACTGGAACGATTGTGAAGATACCGATGATGTAAACCATGTACCACCAAGCCCTGTCTGAGAACCGGTCGTAAAGGGGTTAAAACTAGCTCCTTGACCCGCTACATATGTATTGTTCCAAATAGTAGAAGTATTATCTCCATTTTTATAGTACCAAGTTACACCATTTGTTGTAAGGTTATCAAAACGAGTACCCGTACCATTCTCCCAACTTTGAGAAATTGGATATGCTTCAATATTAAATCTAGCAGCAATTTCATCTGCTTTAGTTATCTTTAATTGTAATGATGCGGTAAATGAACCACTTGGTATTGTACCATTTGCTATACTTTTAGATATTTCAGTAGTATCAAACTGAATTAAAGCTCTACTAATATCTTGTGTATCACCATAATATACTTTAGAAATTTCTAACATCTCATCTATACCAGTATTTTGGTAAGGTTGTTGTAAGTATATAGTTGCATCTTGTGATGCTGTATAAAATAATATCATTATAATGCTCTCCCTTTAATATCTTTCCCTGGATATTTTAATTCAAATATAGAAGGGTCTAATGATGGATAAACAATTTTGTTTTTAGTTGCTTCTACTATATTGTAAGAATATTGTGAATATATAGTTCCACTTGCATCCACCAAATTTACAATCTCAACTTTAGGAACGGATGAAACACCCGATACATTTGCGATTTCTAATTCTAATTCACTTATATTAATTGGTTGAGACATTTTCCATTTTGTAATATCAAAATAATTTGCAATTGCTTGTGTACAATTTAAAACTACTTCTCTTTTATTATAATTTGAAAATACAGTTATGTCAAAGTTAATTCCTATATTAACTACATATCCATCTATAATGTTAATCGCATCTGTCATCAATCTAAATTCTTCTAAATACGTTTTTAAATTTTGTTTAATAGTAGAATTTAATATACTTAATTTACCATTACTATCATATCCCAATAAATACAAATTAATTGCGAATGGATTACTCTCCACTGCAAACGTTTGTTTAGTTTTTAAAAATACATCCAATGCATCTATAATTTCAGTATCAGATGATTTTTGTAAGTTTTTAACTAATCCAATAAAATCTTTTTTAACCGATGGGTTTCTTAATAATTGTTGTGCGGCTCCCGTATCTATATTACCATCTTGTTCAACATACGCTTTTGCAATACTACCAAAAATTGGGTCCATTGCTAATGTTCTTACTTCGTAATCTTTTTTAGTTACTGCTCTATTTTGTGCACCAAAGTTTGCAATTGCATTTTCTCTAATTTCTTCTAATGTTTCATTACCTCTACCACCACTAGCAGCTTGTAAATTCTCAACACCTAATGAACTTCTACTTTGTTGATAAGTAGGTAAATCTATATCAGATATTGCTAATATATCTTCATTAAATGATACAAAATTTATTTGTGTCAATTCACCACTTGATACATTTGATAATAAACCACCACCCGCTAAATAAGTAACGGTTAACGTTGTATTTGCCGGCGCTATACCATATGTGTTTGTTTTTAAAAAATTAGAAGGGTCAAATGATTCACCCATTCTATTAATGGAATTATTTAATCCCAATCCTACATTTTTTGTATTTGGTACTAATAATTCATCTGGTGTAGATGCGTTTCCACTACCAAATCTTAATTCAATATTTTGTTCATCTATTAATCTAGTTGTAAATCTTCTAGCGGTTTTTTGCAATTTCAAAAGATATTTAGGTGCTTCTGGTGTATGAGAAAGTTTAGGTTCTGCATATTCTGAATTTGGTGCTTTTATATAAACTAATTCTTGTGCCAAATATGGAACTTCATAATATATATTTTCGTTTGCATCAATTACTTTTTCTATTTTAATAAAATTTGTACTATTAACACTAACAATTGGATTTGGTTTAAATTCTCCTAAATCAAATGTTTGTGTGTATCTAGTTGCACTTATAGCCGTTACTGTTTTTGTTACTAAATATAGTAATGGTTCACCTGTACCACTTGCTGTTTGGAATACTGTAATTTCTCTATTATTAGGGTCTGCAAAATCAACTATATCGGTTGTTATAAATTGTATATTTGGAAATGACTTAGAAGCAACCGTCATTCCTTCATTTATTTTTAGATAATATCTTTCATCGGGTACATATTTATCTGCTGCACCCAATGCAACAACAGTTTGGTATAACGTTAAAGTAGTAGCTGCCGGCGATGAAATTTTGGGTTTATATCCTAAGTTTTGCGCTAATTGATAAATATTATTTTTATTACCCGCTAAGTTAATAAATGATTCTTTTAATTGAGCATCGGTATAATAAGAAAGTACATCCCCCACATATGAAGCTTGCTCAATGAACATCATACCCGGTGATGCTTCACTAAAATCATTGTATGTACTACTAAAATATGTTTTAGTAAATTCTATTAATGCTTGTCTTAAAGAACTAAAATCTCTATTGGTATATTTTATATCCTTTTTATTAGTTGACCAGCTTTTATCTATTGGATTAAGAGCCATATTATATTACTATGTTTAATTGTTCTAATGTTGTTGAATTTGAATATTTCAAACTATATTTTAATTCTAAATCGATTCTATTGGTATCTTTTAATGAATCAGAAATATCATACACAATACTTTCAACATTAACATATGGCATCCATCTATTAATTGCTTCAGTAATTCTTGTTTCTAATATAGTATCTAAATCAGATGTAATTGGTTCAAACAAAACTTTTCTTAAATCCGCTCCAAAATCTGGCTCCATTAATCTTTCACCTTTGTTGGTTAGTATTAACGATTTAATATTAGTTTTAATTTGTTCTTTAGTTGTGTAAGATACATCAAAATAACCATTGCTTCCTTTGGTTAGTGGTAATGTAATACCTACACTTTTATCTTGCTCATCAATTACAAATTTCTTTTCTAATACTATTGCCACTTAGGTTACCCCTTATTTGAATTTTTTTACTAATTGTGAATAATCTCGTGTCATTGCTTTCATAACCGCATTAGCCGCTTCTGGATTCCTTCTTGCTGCCATTGCCATCTTATGTTCTAATGGAATTCCCCCTTCTTCTTGTCCTTGCATATAAGAACTATACTCCGATTGAATTCCACCAACAGGTGCTTCGGGTTGTGAGTATTCTTTAAAATTATCACCATATCCTAAATCAGCCGGCGATATCATAGGTCTTGCTGCTTGTGGGGTTCGTCCGTATTGGATTGTACCATAGCTACCATCATCTTTTGATTTAAATTCGTAACTCTCGTTCACTTGTTTTTTCGGTGTTTCAATTTGTTCGTTTAACACTTCGTGAACAGCATTTCGTATTTCTTCTTTAAGAGTTTTTCTAATATCCTCTCTTAAAACTTTTACTATTGCTTTGATTAATTGTGTTTGGTCCATAAAATTGGTTTTTACTATATATAATTATTTGTTATTTCTTTTTTGGGATAATAAATCCATTAATTGATGCTAATCGTGGGTTCTTTAAAAATACACCCACCCCATCTCTATTAAATCCACCACCGGTTGTGTTTCCTTCTATTGATGTAATCCTACCTTGTGAATTTGGTTTAGGGTCAGTTACTATACCAATATGATGTGGATGCCCTACACCATTTGCATAAATAATAGCCGCACCAATTACCGGAGTTGACGACCATAATCCGTTTTTAATTGCCCATGCTTTCCAAGCCGCACATCCCGCTGAGTTTGGTGATTTGGCACCCGCTTGCTTAAACCAATAACTAACTGCGGCTGCACACCAAAACGCCGGTCCATTAATCCCAGTTCCATTTAAATATGTAGTAACATACCCACCATAGTTAGATTTGGGTGGAGTTTCCATTACAGGAATAGATGCCGCTGCTTTTGCATATGCTACAATTCTTTTACCCACATCATCATCTTTAGTAGATTGTTGTATATTATTTAATGCAGCAGGGTCTACTCCCTTTGATACATTCATCCCGGTTGCTAATTTTTCAGTAGCCAACGCTTTCATTTCTCTAGCCGTTTCTATAATTCTAGTTGCAGGCCCGCCATGATATTCTTCTTGGTCTTCTAATGGAACTGATGATTTATTATTTTGTTCTGCTGCCGCTGCAGGTGTATATTGTTCTATAACCGCATCTGCTTGTTTAATTTCTTCTTTTGCACCTTCTTCTTCATCTTTTGTTAATTTAAAATCAGCATTATTAAATTCAAATAATGGTGCTGCTTTTTTAGAATTAGATTGACCAGGTTCTACTATATACACACTCCAGTTGATTATAGCAGGTCCAATCGGCATTGGGGGTATGTATTGTGATATTGTATAACAAACTCCCTGAATGGTTTGTAAATGTATTTTAGCTAACATAATAAAGTTATCTAAAAAAATATCAACCTCTTTTATGGGTGGAGTATATCCACTACCAAATTTACCAGGAGTAGTAACTAAATTATCGGTTACTGATAAATTTAATATTGTACCAATTGCGGGTATAATTGGTGTGTTTGTTTTTTGTAATGTTGCACCCGTCCAATAACCAACTACTGCTAATCCTAATAATTTTAAATATGAATTATAAAAAGCTGGTGTTTTTGCAACCAAAGCAACATTACCGGCATTGATAATTAATTGTTGCATTAATTCAGTATTGCCTTTTAAGACAGGATTTCCAGTAGTGGCATCCTTACCACGTTTCATTGCCTCATCATATTTTTTAGTAAAGAAAATTGCAAATTCATCAGAAGTCTTCCAACTTGCTGCTTTCATTTTATCACCTACTTCATCTTTAAATTGAGACCAAGACATTATATTAAATAATTAGTTTTAGATAATGCAGTTTTTAAGTTATTTTTAACTTGATTAAATGGAGATTTATCAATAGGACCTGGTGCCGAAGGACCAGACGGAGTTGCAATTGTCATTGCATTTATTGCATCTATTAATTGTGTTAATAAATCAACCAATGTATTACCTAATATCATTTGCTGAGTTGCCCCATCCTTTCCTGCATATATTTTTCCATTCTCAACGGTTAATACAATATTTTTACTACTTTTTGTTTGCAATTGTATATTACCATTTTGAGAAATAAGATTAAATCCTTTTTCTGCATCTATGGTTACAATATCATCGGTAAAGATACTAAAATTTTTCTTACTAAACAAAAAAGTTTCTGCTGTTTTTGATGAAAGAATTATTCTACCACTATTAACAACTAATTGGTCACCCTTTAAATCATCTGATGCTGGGTATTTATTAACTGCTTCTTTTTTAACTTTTATAGTAGTTGAATCGTATAATGTACTATATTCACCCGATGTAATTTGTATTGAAGTTCCATCTTTATTTATATCTTCAATGGTTGTTCCAAATACTTTATTAGTTTGTTGTGAATCTGAATTTTCTCCATTACGAATTAATATTGCTGGGTGCTGTTTACCATTTGTTTTATCCGTATGTATATAACCACTAAATCTAATACTATTACCCGATTTACTCTGTATAATTGTGTCACCTTCATTGGGTTTTAATTGGTGTAATTTAATATTTCTTTTATAATATTTTCCTTGAAATCCTTTATTTGTTTTTGATTTAGTATTAGATGGTGTGTTACTATTTGCAATACCTGTTTGAGAAACTTCTTTATAATTTTCAGTACCACCACCTGTACTTGATTCATCTGTTACTTTTACTGTTGCACGTAAAATATTAATGTTAGTATTAAATCCTGTGGTATTTTGGAATGAGATGGGTGTATAAAAATTCTTACCATTTATAGTTTGAATATAAATAGTTTCACCCTTTACAGGTAGTGTAAAATTATATCTATTTAATGGAAATGCAACCGGTAAATTTTCTTCTTTAGCTTCACTACTTTCTGGTAATCTATATTTTATAGCACCATAATATGCACCATCCTTATCTTCGTAATCGGATGCATTTGCATATTCTTCAAATCCTTTGTCAATATCAGTTGTCTTTTCAACCAAGTCATCTGCTTCTATAAATACAAAATTAACAATACCAAGTTGAGCTGATTCCGCTTTTGTAGATTGTCCACCCGATGTTCTACCCACACCGGTACTAGTTTGTCCAAATTGTGCCATTTTATTTACCTATACTTTCTTTTAATGATTCAATTTCAAATTCTAAATCTTCAATCTTATCATCTGTACTTTGTGTAATTTCTTTAGCTACTACATCCATTTCTTCTAATAATGCTTTTTTATCATCTTCACTTAACCAACCTTCATCACCTGCTTTTTTAGTGTTTGCTAATACTAACTTTTGTGCTATATTTGCAATCTTAATTAAATGGTCATCATTACTAATACTTGCTTCAATTAGTTGTGTAATTATTGGTCCTATTGTAATTACATCTGATGCTTTGGTTACCAATTTTCGCATTTCTTGAATTAAATCCGAAATGTTTTTCTTTTTACTTTGTTGATTTTCATAAATATCACCCAACAAATCACTAAATGTTTTTCCTTTAAATAAAGGAAAATTCATGTCTACGCTTGCCATAAATCTTTTTTATAAATATTGTGTATTTAAAAACTTACTTACTAATCAAATAATTACCTAATACTAAGTAATCCATTTCACAACTATAAAATGTTTTAATAGCAGTTACTGGGTCTAATACCATAGTTTGACCTCTAAGATTGAATGAGGTATTGAGTAAGATAGGATAACCACTTAACTTTTCAAATTTCTTAAGTAGTGTAAAAATATGTGGATTGAAAGTAGAACGAACTGTTTGAACTCTCGCGGTTTCATCAGCATGAGTAATTGATGGTAAACCTGCAATAAATTTATCCTTAACTTTAAATACTTGATTCATATAAGGAACTTCTTGTCCTAACATCTCAAAGTATTTATTTGCATCATCGGATGTAACCATTGGTGCGAAAGGTCTAAATCCTTCTCTTTTTTTAATTACTCTATTTACCTTTGGTTTAATATCTTTGATTGTTGGATTTGCTAATATAGAACGATGTCCTAATGCTCTTTGTCCAAATTCACTACCATCTTGAAACCATCCTATAATTGCACCATCATTAATTAAACCAGCCACTTTTTCTATTAATGGATTATAGTTTTCAAATCTTTTTACTTTATCATGTGGAACTAAATCTGCGATTGCAGATATAAAATCCGCTGCTCCATACGAAGGTCCTAAAAATGGATTTGAATTATCCACTCTTTTATAATTTGATGTTTTGTAATAAACGTATAAAGCACATCCAATAGCAGAACCTGCATCAGATGGGGCTGGTGGTACATATACATTCTTATAAGGAGTTTCTATTGTTATCTTACCATTTGCTAATCCATTATATGCACACCCACCACTTAAACATAAATTGTCTTGTGGGTAATGTTTATAAAAGTTATTTAACATTTGGAAAAATAATCTTTCGTAATGTGCTTGTAATGAAAATGCAATATCCATATAAACAGGTTCTAACTCACTTTCGGGAACTCTCGGTGCTACATTAAATAGTTCTGCTAGTTTAGAAGTAAACATACCTTTCTCTGAATAATGATATGAGAAATATTTCATATCTAATTCTAATGTATTACCATTTAATTTAGCAATCTTTTCAAATTGTTCTCTATATAAATCTTTTTGATTACCATACGCAACTAATCCCATTACTTTGTATTCACCACTATTTGGTTTAAAACCTAAGAATGCCGTAATACTTGCATATAATAATCCTAATGAATGTGGGAAATAAGTTCTCTCTAATGGTTGTATGTATCTACCTTTTAAGCCTAATCCTAATATTGCTGTTTCGTTTTCACCAACACCATCTACGGAGAATAAATGTGCGTTTTCAAATGGTGATGTATAGAATGAATATGCTAAATGTGATATGTGATGTTCTACATATTCTATTGAACCTTTATATCCTAATTGTGTACGAATAATATCTTCAATGTTATTATTCTTTCTCCAAAATATAAGTTTCTTAGTTAAACCAATTGTTTTAGGAAAATACCTAAACCATTGTTCTTTAAATCTTTCGTATTTTTTCTTAGGGTCTTCGTACCAAACAATTTTATCTATTTGGTTAATCTTTAATTTGTTTTGTTTTAGAATCCACTTAATGGAATTGATAGGAAATCTTTGGTCGTGCTTTATACCTGTAAATCTTTCTTCTTCTTGTGCTGATACAACTTTACCATCTACAATCAATGCAGCTGCTGAGTCGTGGTAGAATGCTGATATTCCTAATATTCTCATCTTATAATTGTTCGTTTCCAAAACGGGTCTTTTGATTCTTGTGTTATATCACCTTCATCTAAGAATTGATAGTATAACTTCATTTGGGTTTCTTTCATCTTTGAAACAACCTTAGTTATATAGTGTGTTTTATAACCAGTCATTTCTCGCACCAATAAGTATAATGATTTTTTATTAAATGATTCAATAAACTCTGCTCTTCTAAATAATTCTAATACAGCATCTGCAATCTGAATATCTCTTTTTTTAGAAAATTCTTTATTAAGATTTAAATCCCAATATTGTAACATTCTATCATTAAAAGTTTTAAATTCTTCGTTGTGTGATGTTTGTTTAAAATCATTTTCTAAATCCCAACTAACTGGCATTGCACTTAATTGTGAAGTTGCTTTAAATCTTTTGTAGTTAGAATTGTTATTTAAGATAAGATAGTTACGCGCTGCAATTGTAAAATAACTAAATGCTTTACCCTTACCTTCTTCAAACTTATGTATTTTCTCTAATAAAAAAGAAACTACTTCGTGTTTGATATCTTCCTTATCATCATCAAAATAAGTAAACCCCCAAGTGTTTAATACGTTTTCGGATAACTTATAAAATGAATAGTGGATGTGTTCGGTATATAATTTATTTCGTTCTCTATTATCTTCCGATTTGTTGTACGCGATAATAGCTGCTTCGGTTTGTTCGGTGAAGTATCTGGTATCTTTTTTCTTTCTACCCATTATCGTTTCCGTTTAATATTTTTTGGTTATTGGCTATAAGATTCTTTAAGTCTTGAAATGTAGAACCAACCTCATCATCGGATTCAAATGCACCCGTTGAATCAATTTCTTTCATAGCATTTAAAATTTGAATATAAGATTCTGTGTTAGCTGCAATTACATCTTCGTATCTTTCTAATTTATTCAAAAGATTATATATTGCATAACCGGCTGCGGATAAGAATATAGTTAAAATTATTATTATTAGTTCCATATTATGCTACCTCCCATCCTTGTTCTAAATACGTTGATAAATTCTTTTTCTTAACTGAAAGAGTTTCATCACCTTTTTTTAAGATGAATCTTTCGTTTCTACCTAACTTAGCAAATGCAGTTAATCGGACCGTTTCAGTATATTGTCTATCTCTGATGGTTAGTCCGTTTAAATGGTCAATTTCATGTTGAACACAAACTGATTCTAATAAATCTACATCACCAAATAATGCATTAATATCTTCGTGCTTTCTTTCCTTTGTAGAAAAATCTAATACATCAGGAAAGTTATCTGCTTTTACTTTAACACCATAAGAACGAACTGTCTTAATTGGTTTTTTCATTGTTTTAGGTAAAGATAAACATCCTTCAAAATACATTATCTTTTCTTCAGATTCTTCTACAATTGTAGGGTTAATCAATACCAAAGGTTCTTCTCTAACATTGATTACACAAATTCGTTTATTTAATCCTATTTGATTTGCACTCATACCTAACCCCTGGTGTTCGGTTACGGCGGTTAATAATGCAGCGGTTGCTAAATCTTGTTCTTCTTTTGTAAATGTTGTAGTAGG